CCACTTTTCCTCGGTCACCGTCACGGCTGGCTCCACGGCCGGGACGACGACGCAGCGCTTCGCCTACGGCATGTTTGCCGGCGGCGTGGTGCTGATCGCCAACACCAACGGAGCCACGCAGTTGCGTTGGTACGGGGCCTCGGGCTCCAGCGACACGCCCGTGCAGGTGTACGCCGATGGCTCGGCGGTGACAACGTCTGTGACCGTGGGGGCGCATCCGGTTCCAGACGCCTGCTACGGCTTGGCCTACGTGGCGCCAATCATCGTTGGAGCGACGACCATGCCCATGACGGTGAGCCTCAAGGGATGAACGGCGGCACGCTCACACCGAAGAAGCGTCCGGCTCCGGTGGTGCGGGTGACCTACACCCTGACCGCGGCCAACGGCAACAAGATCACTGACCAGAACAGCAACTACATCACGGCGAAGTACTGATGCCAGACACCACCATTTCCGCCCTGCCCTCTGCTTCGGCCACGTTTGACTCTGTCGTCCCCTCAGACAGTTCAGACGGCTCGGTCACCTCCAAGGTCACGCTGGGATCGATTGCCGCGCTCGGTGGCGGCCCGCCGGCATCGCACGCCAGCTCCCATGCGTCTGCCGGATCGGACCCGATCACCCCGGCGTCGATTGGCGCCGTGGCAACGAACGACAGCAGGCTGACGAACTCCAGGGCGCCGACTGCGCATGCCAGCACGCACGCCACCGGGCAGTCGGATGCCATCGCTCCCGCCGACATCGGCGCGGCGGCTGCCTCGCACACGCATACGCTCAGTGCCGTCACGGATGCCGGAACCGCCGCGAGCCGCAATGCTCCGGCCAGCGGCAACGCCACCTCGTCCCAGGTGGTCCTGGGGAGCGACACTCGCCTGTCGGACGCCAGAGATCCGAACGCGCATGCATCGTCGCACCGCTCCACGGGGGCCGACTACCCTGCCCCGGTCCCCGTGTCTCCATCTCTTACCACAAATCAGAACGACTGGGCCCCGGGTGTGGCGGATGTGTATTTCGTCACCTCCACGGGGAACGTGACGATCACCGGCCTGGTGGCGAATGCCAACAACGGCTTCTCAACGACGATCATCAATACGAACGCCTCCGGGGGCAGCACCATCACCCTGTCGCATGAGTCCTCGTCCAGCACGGCCGCCAATAGGTTCACCTCCCCTTTCGGATCGAATGTGATCCTGTATGGCGGCGGTGGCTCGGCCACGCTGGTGTACCACGCGGCGTCGTCCCGCTGGAGAATTCTGTGATTCTGCGGCAGTCATTCGATCCCCGGTCGCTGGGGACGATAGCGTTGTGGCTGGACGCCTCGGACTCGCCCGCTGCGGGGGCGTGGTCTGATAAGTCCGGCAACGGCCGCAATGCCGCGCAGTTGGCGACCAACAACCAGCCCGCCCTTACTCCCAACGCCATGGGCGGCAAGCCGGCGTTGTACTTCGACGGCATCAACGACTCGCTCTCCCTGGCTTTTATTCCGATTTCCACCTGGACGGCATTCGCCGCCGTGTCTCCGACCACCTCGGGTACCGCCCTGCACATTGCCGCCAGTGCGACTTCGGTGCTGACGCTCTCCTCCGGCTCGTCGGCTGCGGTGGCCACGGCGAGCGGATCGGCTACCACGGTTGCTGCGCTGTACGGCTCGGACAGTCGGATCGGCGCCAAGTGGGAGTCGGGTGCCCTGAAGAACTTCTACAAGGGATACATCGCCGAGATCGTCGTCTACTCGTCGGCATTGTCCGAGGCACAGTCGAATGCCGTGTCTCGCTACCTCGCCAGGAAGTGGGGCCTGTGAGCCAGCGCTACTTCATCACCGCCGAGTCCACGTATGAGGATCTGCGGATCTCGCTGAACACGCTGCTGGCGTATCCGAATGCTCTCGGCAAGAGCGTGTTCCAGACCGCCCTACAGGCGCCAAGGGATTCCTTCCGCCGTGTGCTGCTGGCAGTGGACACGGCCATCCCTGGCTATGCGGCCATCAACTCGGCCATCCAGGCTCTTCTGGACAGCGATGCCATGGAGGAGCTGGACCAGGCCACGTACCTGGCGGCGGTCGCAAGCGCTGCTTCTGGCGGTGGCGGAGGAGGCGCTTCTACCTGGGACGAGCTGACGGGAAAGCCGACAGAGTTCACCCCTTCGGCCCACAAGGCCACGCATGCCACTGGCGGGAGTGATGCTCTATCCGCGGAAGACATTGGCGCCGCCGCGGCTTCGCACACGCACGCGGCCTCGGCTATTAGCTCGGGCACCCTGGACATCGCCCGCATCCCAACAGGCCAGACGGGGACTACCGTCCCGCTCGGGGACGACGCCCGATTCAGTGACTCTCGCACCCCGACCGCGCACAAAACCAGCCACCAGTCCGGCGGCGCGGACGAACTGGCGCTGTCCGCTGCCCAGATTGCATCGGGATCTCTCTCCGACGCGCGCTTGTCAGACAAGGCGAACGCATCCATCAACCTCTATCTCTGGAGTGCATTCCGCTAATGGCTGCGAATCCTGCTTTTGCTGTGACCCCGCGCTGCGAGGCCGTGTCCATCGGCACAACCGCCAACACGGCTCGCGATGGCTCGGGAACGACCGTCGTCCTCATTCAGGGCGTCACCTCCGGGACCAGGGTGGCCGAGGTGATTGTTCAGGCAACCACCACTACGACCGCGGGAATGGTAAGGCTGTTCATCAACGACGGTACGACCAGCCGGATGTTCGATGAAGTGTCCGTGGCAGCCGCGACCGTCAGTGCGACTACGAAGGGCACGCGCGTAGCGACCCTGTACTCCAATCTGGTGCTAGCCAACGCCTCGCAGTCCCTGCGGGTGTCCACGCACAACGCGGAGGGCATGGTGGTGACTGCCTTGGGGGCAGACTTGTGAACGCTGGCATCTTCGGACTTCCGGGAGCCGGAAACGTCGTAGAGCAATTTTTCGACGCGCCTGGAACGTATGCGTGGACGCGGCCGGCTGGAGCGATTGCAATCTACTACGAGATTTGCGGTGCTGGCGGCGGCGGAAGCGGCGGTCAGTTAGGGCCGTCCAGCACCACAAACAGGTTTGGTGCGAACGGAGGGTCTGCCGGTGAGTTCGTCTCTGGGTATCTGTACGGCAGTCAGATTCCTAGCGGCGGGCAGGTTGTAGTCCCTGCCGGTGGTAGCGGCGGCTCATCGTCGGCCGCGCAAAACGCGGCTGGTCAATCGCACGGCATCGCTGGCGCTGCGGCGTCATTCTGCGGAGTCCTGTTCGCTGCCGGTGGTGCGAGCGGCTCGGCATCAGGCGGGTTCAACTGGACCGGCGACGGCGCGGCGCAAACGCTGGGAAATCCTCACGCCGGCAGGCGAGGCGGCGCGGGCAGCCTCGGCGCAGATGGTGTCGCTGCTCCGGGGAGCGGCATCTACCCTGGCGGCGGCGGCGGTGGAGGCGGGTCGAATTTCGGCACAACCACAGTGCGTGCAGGCGGTGCCGGCGGCCAAGGGTTCTCGCGTCGTAAGGCTGCACCTACGTCGCTGAATCAGACTGCAACCGGCCCTGCTGGCGCGACGACTGGAGGCGTTGCCGCCGTCTCGGCAGCCTACGGCTCTGGCGATGGCGGCGGTGGCGGCTCATACACTGGCGGCTCAAGCGGCGCGTGGACTCACGGTGGAAATGGCGGATGGCCCGGCGGTGGCGGCGGTGGCGGCGCAGGTGCTGATACGAACTCGTCCGCCAGCACGTCTGTCGGCGGTAACGGCGGCGGTGGCATGGTCAGGCTTTGGATCTTGATGCAACCATGAGCAGACTAGCAATCGTTCGGGAGTCGGACGGCCGCGTCGTTACGTTTGTTCGCTCGGACGCGCCAACAGGCTGGGTGCCGCCAGACGGCTGCGTGGCCTCTCCCGAGGAATCGCTGCCTGTCGGATGGCAGATGGCCGAGGCTGTCGATCCTGTGCCGGCAAGCGTGAGTCCCTACCAGTTCCGGGTCTGGCTGATCCGCTCTGGCGTTTCTCTCGCACAGGTAGACGCGATGATCGACGCCCTGCCGCAGCCGGCTAGAGACGAGGCCCGCGTTGCCTGGGAGTACGGGCTAGAGGTCCGGCGGGGTCACCCGCTGATCGGCCAGTTCGGGGCGGCGCTCGGCATGGATGCTGCCGCCATAGATCAGGCGTTCCGCGAGGCGGCGACATTGTGATTAACGTGGGACGATGCCGTGGCGATGCTGCCGCGTATGACGCTGACGCTGCTTCCTGCCGAGCCAACACCGTGAGGCCACTGTGCTGACCTACTTCGACCTCGTTGAGTCTTTGATCGTCTCGTCGTTCGGGGGCCCGCAGGATGCCGAGCAGCGTGATATCCGCACCGCCATTCACAAGGCGTACGCGGAACTAACGACCATTCGGGACTGGTCCTACTACCACGTTCACGGCCGAGTCATCACCGATGCGCCGTATTCCACTGGGACCATCACCTCCAGCGGAACGACGGTCACGCTCACCGGAGGAACATGGCCTGCGTGGGCCGCGACTGGGGGTTACCTGAAGACCGGCGAGCAGATCGCCCGAGTGTCTTCCAGGACATCGGGCTCTGTCCTGGTCTTGGATTCTGCACTCGCGCTCAAGGCCGATGTTACGGCAGCACCCTATCAACTGTACCGCACGGTGTATCCGCTTCCGGCCGACTTCAGGAACATGGACGAGCCCTCGGACGAATACAACTGGTGGAGCGGCGCCTACATCACACCAGATCAGGCCATGAAGCTGGAGCGTGTCGGCAACACCTCGGGCGCACCGCTGCACTGGACGATCATCAAAGACCCGGACTCTGACGGGTGGGCGATCAAGCTCATTGGCTACCCGACCGAGCGGGAGACCATCGACTTCACCTACCGCCGCACGGCCCGGCCGCTCCGCTATTCAGGCCATGAGTCTGTGACGCGGGCGGGAACGATTGCCAGGACCGGCAGTTCTGTCACCGGCACGGGGACGCTCTTCGCCTCGGCCATGGCTGGCGCCGTCCTGCGAGTCGGAGACAGCACCAACGTTCCGGGTCCGATTGAGTCGCTCACGCCATGGGTCTCGGAAGCGACTATTGTTTCCGTGGCGACCAACACAAGCCTGGCGACGAGCGGCTCGGGAACTATTAGTTCATCGACTAAATATCTGATCACCGATCCGATTGACGTTGCAACGCACATGCAGCAAGCCATGGACGCATGCTGCGACTACTGGCTGGCCCGCATCCGGGGGAACAGCCCCGACAAGGCGTTTGCCATGTACCAGAGGGACCTGCGACTGGCGATGGAGCAAGACCAGCTCGCGCCGCTTTCCGGCCGGTCTCGGGAAGTTTGGCATGACGGTGGCTGGAGGAGTCCGCTGCTAGCGGATCGCGGCGCATGATAGTCATAAACAAGTGGGGCGGCCTTGCGACGAACGCTAGCCCGTACACAATCCCACCAGGCGCGGCCGTCACCCAGGTTAATCTCCAGGTTTTGTCTCCCGGCGCGCTGACGGTACGTGGCGGCCTGGCGTCCATGACATGGACGACGCATAGCGGTTCCACTGCGCCGGTCATCTCGCTGCACCGCTACCAAAGTGGCACAGTTGAGACTGTCATTTACCAAAATGCCTCGGGAAGCCTTTTCTTCGCGCGAGGTCCGGCGTGAATCTTGCCCAGCCCACAGGCGTGGCCATGAGCGGCGCGCGGTCTGTGTCCATTTTCAAGGGGCGCTACAAGTACGTGTACGGGGTGGATGGTGGGGGGCGCGGTTTCCGATGGGACGGCGCATCGACGGGCGTTCAGCCTATCGGAATGCAGCGCCCTACCGCAGGCCCCACCGTGGCCGTGTCCGCGCACTCCACGCAAATAGCAGCCGCGGTCGATGTGCTGATCCCGGGTAGCGGATATTACGCCCCTCCAACCGTCACGTTCCGGGGTGGCGGGCTTACGGACGGAAGTTCCCAGCACGCATCCGCCATAGCCCAACTGCGAAACGGCGGCGTTGCCGGAGTCATAATCACATCTTCCGGGTCTGGATACACATCTAATCCGCAGATTGAATTCTCAGGCGGGCGTGGCACTGGCGCGTCCGTGAGTGTTCTCGTTGACGGCGGGGTTGGCCAGGTTCTCGTCTCCAACCAAGGGACCGGGTACACCAACGGGGCAACCGTCGCGTTCGGCGGCGTGTCCGGCGCCGCTGGTGAAGTGGACATCACTGACGGCAAGGTGTCAGGGGTTCGCATGCTCGCCGCCGGAACTGGCGCCACAACCACAGCGGCTGCAACCATCTACGCCGTAAGCGGTGGCACGGGCGCAGCCGTGCAGTGCGTCATGGTGTACGGAGTAACTGGGCTTACGGCCACCAGCGGAGGCACTGGGTATGCCGGCCGAGTCGATGTCGCATTCAGCACGCTTGATGGAAGTGGGGCCGCCGCCTATCTCACGGCCACAACGCTTGGTGCCCTGTCGAATCCAGTCATCCTGTCTCGCGGATCGTACTCTCAGCCACCTGCGGCCGATGTGTCCGGCGTCACTGCGCAGGCCGCCGCGCTAATCCGGCCGCCAATGAAAGGCCCGTATCGCTGCGCCATTCGGTATGTAGACGACACACCTATTGCGGAAGGCGGCCCTATCCCGTCTGACATCTCGGATCTTGTGACTGTAAACTCGGGCGATGGGGGCCAGACATTTAATTGGTCTTGGTCAAACTCAAACGCCGACGCCCGCGCCGCTGCCGTGGAGTTGTGGCGCACATCTGCCAACCAGGCGATAGCGCTGTACCGCGTGGCGCTCCTCCGCCGTGAGGGCGGCGCCTTGCCGACATCGTACACAGACACGCTATCTGAGGCGGCCTTGATTTCGCCAGCCAGGGAGGGCTACGCCATCATGCCCATCACACTCCCATCTGGCCAGTTGAACGCACGCCGGTTTGGCGTGCCGCCGTCTGACATGGAAGACGCATGTTGGTTCCAGGACCGCGCGTGGTATGCCGCCAACACCAGCGGCTCGCGGCCGAATGTGCTGATGTTTTCTGAAATAGACGAACCGGAATCCGTGCCGTCCGTTAACGAGCTGGTGATTCAGGAAAACAACGGCGAGCAAGATCGCGTCGTCGCTCTTATTCCGTTCGGCTCTATGCTTTTGGTTGGCCAAGAGCGTCATCTGTACAGGCTGATGTACGTGAGCCAGCCCGTCATCGACGCGGCCGTCACCCTGCTGGGATATCGCGGCCTGCTCACCAAGCGATGCTGGGCGGCTTTTGAGGGCACCGTGTTTTTGGTCGATTCATTCGGCCTGTACGCCTATGACGGCTCAGAGATGGCCCCGCTGTCCGCGGCCGTTGATAACTACTGGCGCGACGGCCTGATTGATTTCTCCAAGGCGTCCAAGTTCTTTGTCCAAGCAGACCCCCTGTTGCGCGTGATCCGATTTCATTACTGCCAGCCATCGGACGGCGCAATCCCTCCGCGGGCGCTGTGCTATTGCCTGGCCACAGAGACTTGGTGGGAGGAAGTCTACGGCCAGGGCATCGGGGCGGCATGCGTTGCCGGCATTGGCGGCCAGCAAAAACTTATCGTAGGCGCTCAGTCCGGGGAATTGCTGAAGGCCAACACGGGGCTTACGGACGCCGTAACTGCCGGCACGGCCTCCATCGAATACAAGTTCCTTTCCGGGCCGATGCCCCTTGTGGACGAGCCGACCAGGCACATCGGCGTCCTGTACAAGCCAACGGCGGCGACCGCCACGCTGGCTGTCAACCTACACTACAACAACTCGCCGTCGCCAAGGCCGAACGCTGTTGTCTCCGACCGAGGAGAGGGCGTTGTGTCGGGCGCGTCCGGCGCATCCATCGACATGCGCAAGGACCGCTCTTTACTCGGAGATGCAACCGGGCATGCGGTGGCGAGATACGCCGGCCGGTTCTCTGACAACTCTTCTGGCGGAGACCGGCATTTGGCGGTGCAGCTATCCGGTGCGCAGCAGAGTGCGGCCGTGGCCCTGTACGGCCTGACCATAGGCGGAGTCACCTCCTAGTGTTCACGCAGCAGGCCCAGCTAATAGCCAACCAGTTTGGCAATCAGCCGCAAGGGGCCATGCAGTCTCTGGCGAACTGCGCGCAGCCGCTGGCCACGCGGGGGCCGGTGCAGTTCGACGCCGCAGCAAGGTCCAGGCCACCGCGCGGCGGAGTTATACCCGCTCGCAGTAGCTCGGGTGACATCAGGACCGCGGCCAGCCCCAACGGCAATGCGTTGGACGACTACTATAACGGGCTCCAGCCAATCAACTGGAATCAGTATCCAGGGACCGACTGGAACGGTCGCTTCTTCACCAACCAGACCGACAATTCGTTTCACTCTGGAGACAACAACTACTGGGGTGGAGACACCGCGTACGGGGACAACTACTTTTTCAATGCTGAGTACAACAACCCGCAACAGTTTAACAGCCAGGCGTTCAGTGACTACAATTACTACGACACCTACTACAATCTGACCAACAATACGCTTAACTTCCAGAACATCAGCGAGTGGTACACGCAGCAATTTGTTGATCAGAGCTACAACGACTTCTCCACCAACATTGACGCCACCTCAAACTTCTACCAGCAGTCGGTCAACAATTTTGCTGGGGATAACTATTTCGACAACACGGTGACGACCAACACAACTGTCAACAACAACGTCGTCAATGAGGGTGATGTTTACAACAATTCAGGCGTCTACATGGACGCACGCAAGACCTTCATCACCGAGAACAACACCAAAGTCACCGATCTTCGGCAGTTCATCGAAAACCTGTTCCTCATTCTTGTGCAGGGCGGCGGCAAAGGGGCGGAGCCCAATCCGCGCCCGCCGCCGAACGTGCCGATCCAGAAGGCCGGGAAGATGCCGGTCGTTATGTACGACAAGGCCGTTTCTGGGGTGGTGGACCCCGAAACATGCACGGTGACGCTCCAGTATGCGCAGGCTAAAGCGCGGGTTAATCCGGGGTGAAACCTATGTCGCACCAGATGGACATTATTTAGCAGGAGACACACATGGCATTTATGCCCAGTAGTTGGCGCGATTTTGTCCTGCCGGCTGGCAAAATCGCCACAAACGCCCAATACGCCGCCTCGGCGGCCGGCGCCTATGCCAATATGTTTAATAGCGCCCTTGGGAGCGATAATGCCCGACAGGCCAGCGCCGCCCAGGGGTTCGGGGCCTACTCGCAGGGCTTGGGGTCGCTAGGGCAGTCCACCGCCGGCCTGTACGGGACATACGGGACGGCTCTCGGCAACCTGTATGGCAATCAAATGGCGGCCTCCGGCCAGGCCGAAATGGCCCGGCAGGCTGGACTTGCGAACGCCGCTACTGCCGCCATGAGCGGTTACGGCCAGGCCGCGGGCGGAGCCATGGGCGCCTGGGCCGCGAACCAAAGCGCATGGGCCAAGGCGATGGCCGACGCCCAGACTGCCAACCAGCAGGCCATGGCGCAATACGGTGTCGGGCGCGACAGTGCGCTCGCATCCCTGGGAGGGTCTGCTGCTTCTCTCGGTGGTTCGCTGGGGCAGTCCTACTCGGCGCTTGGCGGCCAGGCCGCGAACGCTCGCGGCGGCCTCGCTGGTTCGCTTGGTCAGTCCTACGGCGCTACGCTGGCTGGCCTTGGTGGGAACGCGGCGCAGCTTGGGTCTGCCATGGCCTCCGCGGCCGGCAATCTGTACGGCACGCTCGGTTCGGCCGCTGGCGGCATTGGGTCTACGTCTTCCTCCGCCATGGGTGGCATGTACGGGGCGCTTGGCGCGGCCGGTGGTGGCGTCGGCGAGTCGATGGGGACTGCCCAGGGTGCAATCGGATCATCGGCCAACCAGGCCATGGGTGCTTACGGATCGTCTGCGACAAACGCTCGCGGTCAGGCCCTGGGCGCGCTTGCCAATGCCGACCTTGCCGCCTATCAAACCGGGCTGAACTACAACCGCGACCTTGCCAAGCTCGGGCTGGCACGCGAGCTTGGGATGGGTCAACTCGGAGTGGCCGGGCAGATCGCCAGTGGACTATCTGGCTCTGGCATTGATCCGGGGGGCGGTGGCGGTGGGGTCCGGCTGTCGGCCGGGGGCTCTCCGTTAGCCTTTGCGCAAGGCAGCTATGGCTCGCCCACAACGGCCCCGCGGATTCCGACGAACAGCCGACTGGCCCGCGAGCCCGGGAATGGTATCAGGACCCTGCATACGCGCCGCCATTCCAGTCCAGGATGCCTTTTGCCAATCGCGCCATGGATTTCCAGGACGCTGCCGTCATGGGCAACATCCGGGGCGGCGCCGGCGATGCATCGCAGCGGCTGCGCGGCATTGGTGGGCAGGCGTACGACGCTCTTCGATCAATTGGGGAAAGCGGATCTTCTGGCATTCAGTCGGCCGCCGGGCGCGGCTACTCGTCTCTGGGTGATCTCGGCGCGTCTGGTGCGCGCGGCATTAACGCGGCCGGGAGGCGCGGTTTCGGGCAAATCGATTCGCTTCGCGGTGACGCTGCGGCTGGATTCTCCGATTTTGCGAACCGTGGGTTTTCTGGAATCGACGACGATCTTCGTTCTTCTCAGGATCGCATCGGCAGGGCTGGCGGTGCGGCGTTTTCCGAACTGGGCATGGCGCGAGACACGGTCGCCGGCAGCTCCCTCCTGGATGCCCTGACTGGCTCTGCCAGAGATTCTCGCAGGGGTATGGAAGACGCCTATTACTCCAGCCAATCTATGCCCGGATCACTGCTCGGCCAGGCCGGCGGCCAGCTTGCCGGCATGATGCGGCAAAACGCCGAGTCCATGAACAGTGGCATGGATCAGTTCTATGGCGCTTCGGGGAGCGCGTTTGGGAGAGGGCGAGACGATTTGCTGGGATCGCTAGGCGGAGGCGCTAGTGCGCTCAGTGGTTTGGCGAGCAGCCTTGGACAGGGCTACCGGAACTTCGCTGATCGGACTGGCGGCAGTGTGCTGGACCGCCTCATGCCAACAGAGGCCGAGCAAGTTCGGCGGGGCCGCGATGCCGAGGTTCTTCGGAGGCAATATCAGGACGCTGATCGCGCCGCCCTGGACAGCGAGTACGAGGGGCTCGTCAATCAATATCGCGCCTTAGACCCGGGCAACGTGACCTACGGCCAGTTGCGCGGGATGTCCGACGCTCAGTACGCAGCCCGGCAAGCCCGTGAGCGGGCGGCAGGCCGCGCCCGCGACCGCGCCAACACGCTTTCGCAACGCGCAGGTCTTGGGGAACTCCCGCCCGCTCACGGTGGCTTTAACACGGGTTTTGGGCGCCGGGGATGGTATTAATGGGCGCCGGGGGCGGTATGAATAACTGGCGCATCGGCGAATGATCTCATACGACACAGGCATATCGCAGCAGGCTCCCATAGCAGACGCCATGCGCCAGCAAGCGCTGGCCGGGCTGGCGGCGCAGGGTCATGGGCCATACTCGCAGCCCTTCCGGGACATTTACGACGCCAGGGCCCAACAGGCGGCCGTTGACTTGGAGCGCGAGGCGGTGAGGCTGAACAACGCCCACCTTGCCAACACGCAGAATGCACAGTCGCAGATGGCATTGCAGGGCGGTCAGCTCATGGCGACCGGGCAGCAAAACCGCAACAACCTCCTAACGCAGCAACGCGGCATGGCGCTTGATTACGCGAACTCGCTGCTCGGCGGCGTTAACGGCGTTCTGGCCGGGCTATTCAAATGACGCAATACAAGACGAGCGTAAACTATCAGGCGCCCAGCCCGAGCGGGCTTACGGACGCCGCAGTCAATAACGCAATTGCGAGTGCGCAGGCGTCGGCAGACCCCCGATTCAACCTGAAGGAGTACGACCGGCCCGGGGTGTCTCGCGGAGCTGGATCGCGAGCCCAGGCCGGCATCAAGGCGGCGCAATCTTTAGCGGATGGGATCGCTGCCGCATATCAGATTCCCATGCAGTCTGCCGCCGCCTCTGCGGCCGACGACTTGGCCTTCCAGCAAGGCCGCGAGCAGCTCGGGCTTGGCGCGTCCGGGCTCGGCATGCAGTCGGACTATGCGAACGCCCTGGCGGCGCTAGAGCGTCAGCGGCAGGCCATGCAGTTTCAGGGCAACGCCCTTGGCGGCTTGCTGGGCGGTTTCAACCTGGACAATTTCTTGGGGTACTGAACATGACGCGGATTGATCTGGACCTAGACGACATGCTGGAGGGATTCACTCGCGATGGCATGAAGCGGTTTGTAAAGAAGCTCCTGGCCGCCAGTGATGCCGAAGAGCGGCGGCTGCTTTCCAAGATCGGCCCCGCGAAGAACGACCTGGCCGACCTGGACGAAGAGATGCACGGCAGGCCGAACACCCCAAAGGTTGAGGACGACGATCTCTCGGATGACGACGACGACGAACTGCCGCCTGTCCCGAAGAAGAGGAAGTCCTGATGGCCG